TTAGCAATCTCCGGTTACATTTTTGTCATCGCCAGAACCTTGTCGTACCCAAGCATCTACTTCATCGCGCTTAAACTTCCAAAGACGACCAACCTTATGGGCGGGCATGTCTTTTCGTTCCAGCCATTTGTAAATGGTCTCGCGACGAACGCCGAGGTATTCGGCAATCTCCATCACCGATAGCCATCTGTCTTCTGTCATCATTGACCTCGTTTGCTCCAAAGTAGCAATGCCCGAGGAGGGCAATTTCTGTTTTTTTCAGTGAAATCAAGGAAATTATACAGATTTCAGTTGCCCTGTCAATGTCTATCTGTATTTTTACGCATCTTTATGATTCTATTGGACAGAGTTTTCGGAAATCAGAATGAACTGGCAACGGTAGCAGGATTCCTTGGCAATCCACTGGATGGGGTCGTCTTCAAGGTTGAAAAATGCTCTCAGGGCTTGTGAAAGGCCTTGTTTGTGTTTTTTCAAGGTTTTATCAGGGGCGTTTTTGACGCTAAAACCGCCGGATTCGGTGTCCACCCGTTGATCCAGTTGGCTGAGGCTATTTTTCATTTCGGCATCACTGATAGGGGTGAAACCGATAACACCACGGCTTTCCGCGAATTTCTGCAACAGTGCCCAATGGCGGTCGGGCGTGTTGTTTGTCTTGTTCCGCATGCCCATCTGGCCGTAACTGTATTGGCGGTGCAGGTCGCCGGTGCGGATCGAGACGGTGTGGCCATCAACAAACTCGATAGTGATGGCCTCCCATGTGGCTCCCGTTGGGGTTGGAAATTGCTCCAGCTCACCAGAACCAGGCTCAGGGATTGTCGCATGGAAGGTAGCGAAGATATCCATAAGTTCGCGGTTCACGGCGAGCTTGCCTTTGTCGTCAAACGCGATCTCCCCATCCAAGGTCAGCCCAATCGCTTCCTTGGCGGTGAGAAGCTGATCTGTTTCTGGACATTGATATTGATCCGTCGGAATTATGACAGCGAAATGAATTTCGTGGAGCAGACAGATTCGGTTGAGCGATTCGGTGAGGTGTTCTTGGTCTTCGGGAAAAATAAGATATACCGGTAGCTCGTAGCCTTCCCGTGGTTTGTATTGTCCGAGCCGCCAAACAAATCGAGTATCAGTCGGTTGACTTTCCTTGTGTTGGATACCGAGGGAATCGCATAGGTCTTTGTGAAAGGCTGGGCGTTTGAGCTTATAGACGAGAATATCCTGCTTACTCAGTGGGTATGGTTTGCTTTCGTTTTCAGGGCAAACGGCGACGATATCATCCTCGGCGTGGTGAACTACCTGTCGCGGGCAAAACATCGGGCAATCACTGACGCATGCGACAGCAGAGGCTTGGTGTTTCTCGAGTTGGAGATATCGCTTCTGGAAAAGTTCGAAACGCGCCCAGCCAGATAGCGCGTCCCGCCATTCGCACCACGGCGCGGTCTGAGCAGGTATGTCTTCGAGAATCTTCCAAAACTGATGATCGTCCATTAATCCCCCTCTCCAACATTCACAAATCCGCGAGCGGCGAACCACTGCTCCAGAATTTCCGAATCATCATCACGCTTGTATTGAGCCTTGTTGCCGCTAAGCGTTACGGTTCGGGGTGTTTTCGAGTCAGTGAACTTGACGGAGAAACTTGCCTTGAAAAACCCCTTGGCTTTGGACAAATCCCGCTGGCGTTCAGCCAAAGCCGCAAAAATATCCTCGGCTTTACGAATTTCAATTTCCTTGTGCGTGCCGCCACGAAATATCTGGATTTCCTTGAGCTTGATTTCTTCCAAGCCGTCAATGTCACCGCATAGAACCGCATCCGCTCCATCTTCGCGGAGAGGATCGAGCGTGAATTTGGCGGTGCTATCGAAATACTCATCGTCGCCGAAAAAGTGCCCGCCGAAGTGTTTTCGGTAGAGTTGTTTCTCGCCTTTGGAATTGGCGTTGACGCGAATTTCGCCTATGTGTGGGTTATAAACCAGCAAGTCAAACTTCATCGGGCGGAAGTATTCGCTACCTTCTTCATTACCCGCTTTGAGAGATGGCTCACGGGTAAAGGGCTCACCATGTCGCACAAGAAACCAGATAAAGTCCGGCTTACGATAGACAAAGACCTTGGCGGTTCTGCCTCGACGTTTTTTCTCGAACCAATCGTTAAGATCGGATTCCAATGCGCGTAACCCCGCCTCGTCCAGTTCCCGGCAGTCCTGAATCTCACCAGTCGTAATGAAATATTCGAAGCTGCGAGGTCTATGCAGAAATTGCTCGGCATGGAGTCGTTCGATTAAATCATGATTGCGCATCCATACCTGAATCGCCAAGTCGGCGCATGTGATCTCATCACCGATAGTCGCGTCAAATTCAGTGCCGTCAATAGCCTCCTGGATTGAGTCAAAGCCTTCCTGTGTGGATAGTTCGTCAACGTAATACAACGATTCAGCCAATTCCGCTGGCGTGGTTGTATCGGAGCTGAGTAGAACATCACTCAGCGCGTCATAGTCCAGTTCTTGAGTCTGATCTGACGGTAATTCAACCCCGCGAGCCGTGAAGTAGTCCGCATGTGGACGGAGGAAGGCGATTAAATGCTCTCTCGCCACCTTGCGAAGCGTCTCTGGTTTTGAAAATCGTCTGGGGTTGAATGTCGCCATATTGCTTGTCTCCAAATTCTATCGATTTATTGTTCCATGTTTACAGGCCACGACCTTGCCGAGGATACGAAAGTCCGAGTCCGGGTGAATTCTCATGGGCGTTAGTTTTGGATTTTCCGGATATAGCTCAACAAGGCTGTTGTCGATTCGCAGACGTTTAACGGTAGCTTCATCGTCGAGCATCGCGACGACTATATCGCCATTTTCAGCCAACGCCTGGCGGCGAACGACAATCGTGTCACCGTCGTTAATACCGGCGTCAATCATGCTCTCACCCTGAACTGTCAAGGCGAAACATTCTCCGCCTCTGGTGACGGTTTCCGCGACCAGCACTTCGCCGACGATGTTCTCAACCGCCAAGATTGGCACACCGGCCGCGACTGTTCCCACCAATGGAATAGCCGCCAATTTGACCGTCATATCCTCGGGGCGTCTGGCGATGGTCAATCCGCGAGCCTTCTTTTCCGTCCGCTGCAGATAGCCTTTATGGACAAGCTGATTCAGCCGGTCGTGAACGCTTGGCGCGGAAACTCCGAACATATCAGCCAATTCCTGAACCGTTGGCGGAAAGCCGTTTTCGTCGACACAGCGGCATATCCGCGCGAGTGTCTCTCGCTGACAGTCTGTTAGTTCAATTGTCTTGGGCCTACCCATTAAGTTTAGTCCTTAATCATCGCAGTATTTGTCCAAATAACACCTCAATATAACACCTAACGCCTATAAGGTCAAATAGTTTTTGTTTTTCCGGCCCGAATCGTCGCGAGTGAGGTTAGCCAGAACATCTCAGCGAAATTTCGCCGAGTTGATTTTGAGAAAATTGAGGGAATGCCTAGTTTTTTGTGTGCAGTAACTTATTTCATAACAAGATGATACGTCTGGAACGCCTGTTAATCGCGAGGAAATTTCACCGCTCCAGCGACATTTCACCAAATCCCTACGACAGGCCTCGGCCAGAAGAAAACTTCTGACTGTCGCAGGGAAAACAATCGTACCGAGCCTGTCTCCTTGCCAGTCAGATTCATAAGGAGATTCGGCATGAATCTATTGAAGAAGTCAGACCTTTCACGGGAAGGTCAAACGCTTGTCGAGCAAATGCAGAGGATCAATTTTGGGAGGATTGAGCACTTGCCAGTTCGTGGCGGCCAGCCGGTCTGGGCTGATCAGTCGCGAGTGATTCGCAAGGTCAAACTCGGTGGGGAGAACACACCTCGGACGGAATCTGGTTATGGCGACTTTGAACTCAAGCGGCAGGTCGTCGATCTGTTCGACCAGCTTGAGCGGATTGGCGATGGGCTGATTCGTTCGCTTGAGATCAAACACGGGTTGCCGTTCGTTATGGATGTCGAGGAATTCCCAGACGGTGATTTCGCGGGCGACGGAGTTCCGGACATTTTGCCTATTTTCCCACAATCCGCATCCGCCCGGAAAGGAGAACTAGCCGCCGTTTGATTCGGGGTTGGCTCCCACAAAACAAAAAATCAAAGTTGTAAACGTTAGTCGATTTTAACCAGCCGCGAAGCGGAGGTAATCGGGAACGAAAGACCAAACGGTCATTCTCGATTGCTTCCGCTTTTCGCGTTTTCGGGCATCCATCTGGTCTTCGCTCCCGGCCTCCCTGTGGCGCAATCACAGGAGGCATCCAAATGGATACCCAAAAAAAACTTCACCCTTACGCGAAAACTTTTATCGAATGCAAAGCCCGTCAGCTTGTCGGCAAATGCGGCCTACTCCAAGCCGACATCAAGGACATCGAGCAGGAACTCTACGCCGACCTCTTTCGCCGAATCGCCAAGTTCAATAGCGACAAAGCGAAGCTGACGACTTTCATCCAACGAGTGGTCGAACACAAGATCGCAAACATTCTGCGTGACCGTTGCTCTGACAAGAGCGTCGCCAATCGCCAATGCTTGAGCCTTGATTCAACAGTCCAGACCGACGATTCCACCGGCAGGGAAATCACACTCGGCGATTGTATCAGCAGCGATCAATTCGAGCGATTCTGCCGGGGTAAAACCCGCAGCCGTCAGGAGGAGCGGGAACTTATCGCCGACGTGCGGCAGGTTGTTGGAAGACTGCCCGAAGAACTGCGGTCGGTTTGTGAGTGTCTGCTTGAGGGCATGTCTATCAGCGAGGCGGCCAGACGCGCGGGCATCAAACGCGCCACGTTCTACCAGAACATCATCGAGCCACTGCGAGAGGCGTTTCGCGAGGCGGATTTGGAAGGCTATTTCTAAAAACCCGCGATTCCGACAGGTCACCCACGCGCCGGGTAAGAAATAGATACGCCCAAAACAAGCAGACATGGAGATTCAAAATGACGCATACAAAAACAATTCAGAAATTCACGTTCAAGCCTGATGTCGATCTGGAACAGGCTGAAGGGACGCTGCTGTTGTCGATTATCGCCGCTGAAGCCTTGCACGGTCAGGCGGCGGTTCGATTGGAAGCCCGCTACCTGTTCTCGAACGAGAAACGAGCCTGCGTGATCGAGTGTCGCGGCAAGGTCAGCGATGACGTTATAAAGATTTTCACCGGCTTTCTGATCCACGAGTTCGGCGAGGACGCATTCAAGGTCGTCCACGAAACGCATGCCGAAAACCCATCCAATAATTCGTGTTCATGCGATGGCAAATGCGATCCGTGTGTTTGTGCTGAACACGATAAATCAAAGGAGGTGGCGTGATGGCTAAGTCTCGTCGAACCGACCCGATCACTTCCCGCCAAGCCGCCAGCGAAGCCGAATCCTCAGGCCGGGCGGCGTCTCAACGGGCGATCTGTCTGGCTCGGGTGAACTCTCATCCGGGCCAGACCGCCGCTGAAATCGCTATCGCTTGTGGGCTGGAGCGACATGTCCCATCACGCAGACTTCCAGAACTTCGCGATCAGGGATTGATCGTCAATGGTGAAAGTCGAATCTGCGAAGCGACCGGCAGACTGAGTATGACATGGCATCCGGCCAAAGGAGGTCGGTAACCATGCAAAGACCCGGTTGGCTGATCGAAGAATCGGCGGAAGTCTATCACGCCAAATCGCGTGAAAACTTATCGAGTCATCAACTCGGCGACTTCCGCAAGTGCCCCTATCTCTACTGGAAAAAGCACAGCGGCCTGATTGTGGACAGGGACTCGCCAGCCTATGCGTTTGGCCGGGCGGCGCACACCTTGATTCTTGAAGGTCGTGAAACCTTTGAACGTGAATACGCCATCGGCGGGCCAACGAATCCCAAGACAGGCAATCCGTTCGGTTCATCCACAAAAGCGTATGCCCAATGGCTGGCTGAATCGGACAAAGAATCCGCTGTCACCAACGATGACGCTATTACACTGGAAATGATGGAACGAGCGGTTCTGGTTCATACCGAAGCGCCCGCACTGATCACAGACGGCTTCGCCGAAGGTGTTGTTCGTACTGATTACTGCGGCCTGCCGTGTCAGATTCGCGTGGATTACTACCAGCCTGAGTGTGGTCTGGTTGACCTCAAAACCTGCGATGACCTGACTTGGTTTGAATCCGACGCCCGGCGTTTCGGCTATCTGCATCAGGTCGCGTTCTATCGCTCGGTTCTTCGGCAGGCGACAGGCATTGACGCCGCCGCCCACATCATCGCTGTCGAGAAAAAAGAACCGTTCCGCTGCGGCGTGTGGCGAATCTCTCCGGAAGCTCTCGATTTCGCTCAAACCGAAAACGAGTCAGCCATACAGCGGCTCAAGGTCTGCATGGAAACCCAAGTTTGGCCGACCGGCTACGAAGCAATCCGAATCTATGACACCGTTTAATCCTTATTGGAGAAACAATCAAATGACGTTACTGAACAACATTATTACCGACCCCGCTCCGTCGGCACCGAAAGGCATCATCTACGGGCCGCCGGGTGTGGGCAAGACCACCTTTGGCGCGTCGGCGACAAACTCGCTGATTATCGATTGCGAAAATGGCGCGGGCGCGATTGTCTGCCAGCGAACACCGTATTTGGCGACCTGGCCGGAAATTCATCAGTGGCTTATCGCTATAGAAGCCGAAGATCATCCGTACCAAGCTATCGCGATTGATTCGGTCGATTGGCTTCTGCGACGTATCGAAGAACATGTCTCCGGCTGCGCGGGCGGCAAGACGGACTCGACGCTGAACCGCAGTCATGGCGGCTACGGCAACGGTAAGCAGGTTTTGAAGAACTACGTCTATCAGATTCTCTTGCCGCTTCTGGATCGAATCGTCGCTCGCGGCATCGCCGTGCTTCTTCTGGCTCATACCAGACGCACCGAGATTACCGACATCGACGGCATTACAGTCGAAAAGACCACGCCCGAACTGCCGGAGGGCTATCTCAATGTGATGGTCGAATGGTCGGACTTTGTCTGCCTTGCCCGCATGGATGGTGAGGGCAATCGAATGCTCACGACTCGTGAGACCCCGCGAGCCTTGGCCAAGAATCGGTATCACCTGCCGGAATCGCTCCCCTTCGATTGGACATCTTTCGCCGAAGCGATTGGCGCGGGACTCAAACAGACTTTTTCACAAACCAACACTAACCCCAAACATGAGGAGTAATAAACAATGGCATATCTGAACAATTTTGACGCGAACACTGTCGATCCAGCCAGCAGTTTTGATCCGATCCCGGCTGGCAAATACATCGCCGCTATTACCGAATCGGAAATGAAGCCGACCAAAAACGGCAACGGACATTACCTCGAACTGACCTTCGATATTCTCGACGGTCAGTACAAAGGTCGAAAGGTTTGGGCGAGGTTGAATCTCGACAACCCCAACGCCCAAGCCGTGCAGATTGCACGTGGCGAACTATCCGCCATCTGTCGGGCTGTTGGTGTCATGCAGCCACAGGATTCCATCGAGCTGCACAATCTGCCGCTTTCGATCAAGGTTACCTGCAAAAAACGCGAAGACACCGGCGAGATTACCAACGAAATCAAAGGTTATGAGAAGAAGGAAGCGGCGTTGCAGAATTCAGCCGCGACCCCACGCGCTATGGCTCCCGCGGCCCAAGCGACCAACGCCACGCCTCCGTGGCAACGCTAATCATCGCTGGAGACTTCTTCTAACCAAGGGCGGGCGTCTGGGTGTTTTCCACTTGGAACGCTCAGCGTCCGCCCAATCTTTTGAGGTAATCTCATGGACAGACTACTCATAGAATTACCGTGGCCGCCGAGTGTGAATCATTATTACCGCCGGGTTGGCCACCGCACGTTGATCAGCCGTGAAGGCCGAAAATATCGCACTGAGATATGCGCGATCCTTCGCGATCTGCATTTCCGTCCGCTTAATGGCGAACTGGCGATGTCAGTGGACGCATACCCGCCGGACAAGCGCAGACGCGATCTCGACAACATTCAAAAAAGTTTGTGGGACGCGCTACAGCACGGCGGCGCGTACCGCGACGATTCGCAAATCAAAGACTTTGAATGTCACATGCGCGAGCCTGATAGACCCAGCGGCAAGGTGATCGTGAGGTTGCGGAAAAAATGATTCGTCTGCGACCTTACCAACAAGAAGCCGTTGACGCTGTTTATCGGCATCTGCGGCAGCGAGACGATAATCCGTGCATCGTCTTGCCGACCGGAACTGGTAAAGCACATTGTCTGGCTCAAATCGCGACAGACGCCGTGGAGCGATGGTCTGGCAGAGTTCTCATTCTCGCCCATGTCAAAGAGTTGCTTCAGCAGAACGCTGAGAAAGTATCGCTTCACGCTCCGGAGTTGGACGTTGGTATCTACTCGGCTGGTCTGAACCGACGCGACACCGACCATGCTGTTATTGTTGCGGGGATTCAGAGCATTTATCGCCGGGCCTGCGAGCTTGGCAAGTTTGATCTGGTTATCGTGGACGAGGCGCATCTTATTCCGCCGGATGGCGAGGGAATGTATCGCCAGTTTCTCACCGAAGCGATGGTCGTCAATCCACGCCTGCGGGTGATCGGTCTAACCGCGACACCGTACCGGCTCAAGGGTGGCGAAATCTGTCAGCCGGAGAATATCCTTAATCATGTCTGCTACGAGGCGGGCATCAGGGAGATGATCGTTCAGGGGTATCTCTGCAAGCTAAAGAGTCGTGGCGGGCGAGCGAAAGCGAATCTCGACGGTCTGCATATTCGCGGCGGTGAGTTTATCGCGTCCGAGATGGAAGCGGCGATGGATACGCAGTCGCTGGTTTCATCCGCCTGCGCGGAAATTGTCGAACTGACCCATAACCGCAAAAGCGTTCTGATCTTTACCACCAGCGTTGATCATTGTCAGCATGTCGCGGTGGAAATTTCCCGTCGAAGCGGCACTGAATGCGGAGTGGTAACTGGCGACACGCCTGCGGGCCAGCGGGCAGAACTGCTCGCCCGGTTCAAAGGCGAACAAGTCAAAGACGGGCTATTTGGCGATGTAAAACCACCCTTAAAATATCTCGCCAACGTCAATGTCCTGACCACCGGTTTCGACGCGACCAATGTGGATTGTGTGGTTCTTCTGAGGCCAACAGCGTCGGTTGGACTGTATGTCCAGATGGTCGGTCGAGGTACACGCCTGCATCCGGGCAAGGACGATTGTCTGATTCTCGACTATGGCGGCAATGTCCTGCGACACGGGCCTGTCGATGCGGTTGTGGTTACCGATAAAACGCCCGGCAACGGTGACGTGCCTGCCAAGGAGTGTCCGAACTGCCATGCGCTCATTCACGCCGCCTATCGTCACTGCCCGGAATGTAATCACGAATTTCCGCCGCCGCAAACCGAGCTGGAATCAACCGCAAGCGGCGAAGGCATCCTCTCCGGTGAAATCACCGACACCGATTATGACGTAACTGATGTGGCCTTCAGCGTTCACACTAAGCGGGGAGCCGAAGAGACCGCTCCCAAAACGATGCGGATTGAATACCAGGTCGGTTGGAACCAGTGGATTAGCGAATGGGTGTGCCCCGAACATACCGGCTGGGCAAGGCAGAAATTTGAGAAATGGTGGCGTGAACGGTCAATGTGTCCGCCGCCTAAGAACGCCCATGAAGCGGTAATTCTGGCTGAAGATGGCGCGTTAGCGAAAACAAAATCGATTACCGTTCGCAGCGTTTCTGATGAGAAATTCGACCGGGTAATCCGCCACGAAGTCGGCGACAAACCGGAGTATTACCCCGAACCGGGCTGGAACGATGGTGCTGACACAACAGATGATTACGGTTCTGTCATGGCGGTAACCGGCTGGCACGAAGATGATATTCCGTTTTAGCGAGGCGACTATTGGCTAACGAAACAACAATTATAACCGCCTTGCGAACACTTTTTGAAGCGGGTGATGTGTTCGAGATTCGCGTTCTCGATGCGGTGCTTCCAATTTCCAACTGGCAGCATACCGAGAGCGGATACTTCGATTACGATCACATCGACGACGTTCCCAATCTGCTGGCGAATTTCAAAACCTATGGCGGTGTTTATGTCACACTGAACCCGGTTAATCCCGATCTGCTGGCACGCGCGAACAACCGCTTCAAGAAAGCGAAGAACCGTGAGACCACCAGCGACAAGGATATTCTGCGTCGGCGGTGGCTGCTCATTGACGTTGATCCGTTGCGACCTGCAGGCATTAGCGCGACCGACAACGAAAAGTCGCTGGCGTTCGATAAGGCGATGGAGATTAAATCCGGCTTGGCGTCGATGGATTGGCCAGAGCCAATGGCGGTCGATTCTGGAAATGGCACACAGTTGCTTTATCGGATCGTTCTGTCCACTGACGATGACGGCCTTGTCCAGCGATGTTTGCAGGCACTGTGGCCATGTTCAACAGATAATGTGCATATCGATTTGAGTGTTCATAACCCGGCCCGTATTTGTCGTCTACCGGGAACATGGAACCGCAAAGGCGACTCGACCGAAACCAGACCGCACAGAATCGCGGAGATTCTCGACAAGCCCGATGAAATGCGGATTGTCTCGACGGATTTGCTGCATAAACTAGCGGGGAAAAGTCCGTCAAACTCGGTTGCCGAGGCTAATCCAACTCCTTTGGCTAACTCGCAATATGTTACGACTTATGGCGATATAGGCCATCAAGTCGTAACGAACTACGAATTATCATCGTCCATAGACGACTTCAACCAGCGAGGCGACATCGCTCCAATCCTCACAAAACATGGCTGGACGCTCAAAAGTGAATCCGATCAGCAATATTGGTGGCGACCCGGAAAAAACAACGGGCAGCACTCAGCGACCTGTGATGGAACGGTGTTCTATGTCTGGAGCGATAACGCCACACCATTCGAATCACGCAAAGGCTACTCCCGCTTCGGTGTCTACGCGATTCTGGAGCACGATAACGACTTTTCAGCGGCCATGTTGGCATTATTGGCGGAGGGTTACGGATATACAAACAACCCCGCCGATGGTGTGGATATCTCCGGTATTATGGCCCAGATCGGCAATGGTGCGCCGGACATCCCCGCACAGCTGGCCGACAATCCGCATATATCTTCATCTCTGGCGAACCATGCTGAATATGCGTCAGATGATTCGGACACCCCAACCACCATCGCCGATCCGGGGTTGATGCCCGACGATTTACTGAATGTGCCTGGTTTCATTGGTGAAGTCATCGAACACACGCTGGCGACTTCACCATATCCAAACCGCACGATGGCGTTTTGCGGCGCGTTGGCGTTGCAATCGTATCTGGCCGCCCGACGAGTCAAAGACTGTATGAAGAACCGCAGCAACATTTATGTTGTGGCGTTGGCCAGCAGCGGGGTCGGTAAAAACCGTCCGCGAGAGGTCAACAGCGACATCGCTTTCTTGGTTGGGCTGATGCGTGGTATTGGTGATGGTTTCGCTTCCGGCGAAGGCATCGAGGACGCCATGTTTCATAATCAGTCGATGTTGTTTCAGACTGATGAATTCGACGCGATTCTCGGCAGTATCAACAAGGCTCGCGACGGTCGAAACGAAATGATGATGCAGATTCTGTTGAAAATGTTCAGCTCGGCGACATCCAGATACCCGTTGCGGAAAAAGGCCGGACAAACCGAACCGTTGATTATTCATCAGCCGTCGTTGTCTCTTTACGGAACCGCCGTGCCGCAATATTTTTACAAAGCGCTTAGCGGGCGGATGCTTAACAATGGACTGTTCGCTCGAACTTTGGTTCTCGACGCTGGTCCGCGATGTCGCGGCTGCAAACCCGCTGATATTCCCGTACCCGAATCAATCATTGAGACAGCCAAGTACTGGGCGAATTTCAATCCCGGTGGTATGTGTGGCGGTAATCTGAGCGGGTTTCATCCCGATCCAATCAAAATCGAGGACACACCCGAAGCGTCAGGGCGAAGCGATGAGATTTGGGAGTTGACCGACGACGCCTACGAAAACGCTCAACGACTCGGCGATGAAACAAAAATGGCGATCTGGGCCAGAGCGTTTGAAAAGACCCGCAAACTCGCTTTGCTTTACGCATGCAGTGAAAATCACCGAGCGCCGCGAATCACTGCTGATGGCATGAACTGGGCGTGGCGGCTGGTCGAGCATCAGACCAAGCGTATGCTTTTCATGGCCGACCTCTACGTCGCCGACAGCGAGTTCCAGTCTGACTGCAAGCGGTTTATCGAGTTCCTGACCAAGCATCAGCATCGCAAAGGCCCCGACGTCTTCATGCCACACTGGGAACTTGCGCGTCGGTTGGGCTGGCCGGAAAAGAAAATTCAGGATGTCCGCGAGTCACTTCTGGCTCAGGAACGCATCGAACTCAAGCCATCATCCCGTGGGCCGACCCGTCCACAGTATCGAATTCTCTGATACAAGTAACTCAGCAAAACTCCACAAAACCCCGCATGGCCACTCTCAAAATGTGGCGTTGTGGGGTTTTCTCATGCCCCGATCCTTAAAAAACTCCGCATCGATAGCCTTCAAATGCTGAGTTATGCGGAGTTAATGCTGAGTTAATGTGGAGTTTTTGTTTGCCTTAATCGCTGTATTTATAAAGAGATAGTGTGTTTCATCATTGAAACCCCACATAGATTCCCGCACCCCCTCGCGCGACAGCGCGTGTGTATATGCGCGGGAGAATGCGGAGTTCGATGGTTCCTTCCGGGCGAAATCAGCTCCTGAGGCGGCGGGAACCAGCGGCCTTGTTAATCAGAGTTTGTTTTGAACCGCATAAGAAACAAGCGGGTTCCCGACAGTTGGCGTTCGCGCCGGGTAAGAAATGGGTAAGCCAATCTCGCATGCGTTGCGACGATGGAGAAACCCTGAATTCAACCCGGAGATTTTGAATATGCGGATTACTGAACGCGAACTTGCCAGCATCAAACCCTACGAAAACAATCCCCGTCTCAATGACAACGCAGTCGAAGCGGTGACTGCCAGTATCCGCGAGTTCGGTTTTCGCCAGCCCATCGTGGTGGATGAAGATGGCGTGATTATCTGCGGGCATACCCGCTACAAAGCCGCCCAGCGTCTTGAGCTGGACAAAGTACCCGTCCATGTCGCCAAGGATTTATCGCCGGAGAAGGTCAAGGCTTATCGTCTGGCGGACAACCGCACAGCGGAATTGGCCGAGTGGGATTACGATCAGCTCAAGATCGAACTGGCTGACCTGCAGGATGCCGATTTCGATCTCGGTATGCTGGCGTTCGATGACGAAGAACTCAATCGTCTGCTCGAAGGCGACAGCGAGGCGACCGTTACCGAAGGTATGACCGACCCCGACGCTGTTCCTGAACCGCCGGATGAAGCGGTCTCCGTTCGCGGGCAGGTATATCAGCTCGGTTCGCACCGACTGATGTGCGGCGACTCGGCTAATCCCGGCGATCTGGATATTCTTCTCGGCGGCCAACCGATCCATCTGGTCAATACCGACCCGCCGTATAACGTCAAAGTTGAACCTCGCAGTAACAACGCCATCGCCGCTGGTCTTTCGAGCTTTCCCGCCAATGGTGGAGTGACGCACCACCAGAAGATGGACGTCGAACGCCACCCGGAAAAGGCCCACGCGACCCACAAGAAACTGCGTCCGAAAGACCGTCCGCTGGAGAACGACTTTGTCAGCGATGAGCAGTTCGACAAACTTCTCGACGGTTGGTTCGGCAATATCGCCCGTGTGCTTCTACCCGGCCATGGATTCTATATCTGGGGCGGGTACGCCAACTGCGCCAACTACCCGCCGGTATTGAAGAAACACGAGTTGTATTTCAGCCAGGCGATTATCTGGAACAAGATGCACCCGGTGCTGACCCGCAAAGATTTCATGGGCGCGCACGAGTGGTGCTTCTACGGATGGAAATCAGGCGCGGCCCATCGTTTCTTTGGCCCCAACAACGCCCGCGATTTGTGGGAGGTCAAGAAGGTCAACCCACAGAGCATGATTCACCTGACCGAAAAGCCGGTCGAGCTGGCGGTGCTGGCGATTCAGTATTCATCCAAGAAAAGTGAAAACATCCTCGACCTGTTCGGTGGTTCTGGCAGTACGTTAATGGGGTGTGAACAGACTGGTCGCAATGGCTACCTGATGGAAATCGACCCGCCATATTGCGATGTCATTCGCAAGCGTTGGGCGGAGTTTGTTCACGGTGAAGGATGCGACTGGCAAACACTCACGCCAGCGGTTGAGGCGGTTCCATGCGGTTAATCTATCTTGCCTCACCGTACTCGCATCCCGACAGGCAAATTCAAGAGCGACGATTCCAAGCCGTCTGTCAGCAAGCGGCGGAGATGATGCGACGTGGTGAATTGGTCTTCAGCCCGATTGCCCATACGCACCCAATCGCGGCCTACGACTTGCCCGGCGACTGGGCGTTCTGGCGGCGGTATGACCGCGCCATGCTTGAGCGTTGCGATGAGCTGGTGGTGTTGCAATTGTACGGATGGGAGGAATCGATTGGCGTTCAGGCGGAAATCGCCATCGCTAAAGAGTTGAATCTGCCGGTGCGCTTTATCAGGCCGAAGAATTGCCCCGGCGTTTTATTGTCGAGGCAAGGTAGAGGGAAATAATGTGGTCGCATCAAGAAGACAATTTGAATTTCCCCCTCTCGGCTTTGACGAATCGACTGTCTGCTCCCTTCTTGGCGATTTCGCGGAGGATGGACGAGTAAAGCGTATTGGCAGGCGTCTTGCCCGCACCGGGTTTCCAGATACCAGCGTCAACGGCCTTTTCGATAATCTCCTTGCAGGACAGCGGCTTGTCACACGCTTCCAGAACAATCGCGGCTGCGTTCAAAAGCGACAGCGGTTTGGCATCAGGTTTGGCCACTGTCGCCACAGATTCGCCCGTGTCGCGTTTTGTTTTAGATTTGGCCTTTCTGGTCGCCTTGGTGGTTCTTTTCGCCCGTGTGCTAGTTTTTTTGGTAGACATGATTTCTTCCTTTCTTGGTTATTGAAGCAGAGAACTGTCACTCATATCCAAAAGCCGACAGCAGTAATCTTCCAGCTGCGTTTCATTAGCGTTGGAACCTTCGAGCTTGTGTTGAATGACGCGAGCAATAGTGTCAATTTCACCTTTATCATTAGCTGCCACGGTGTGAGTCGCGTGATAGTCCGGCAGGAGAATTTCAACCTCGATAGTCTCACTGTCTCGTTTGCGGCTGACGATGGCGTAATGGCCGTCGCGGCCTTCCATTTCAATCTTGGTGATTCGCATTGTTATGTCCTTTCTTGTCAATGGGTTACGTTTCGTGTTCAACAGTCACACATCACCTCAATCCCAAAACACATCAAGGCAATTAACTTGTTATTCTGCAATGAGTTACGATGTGTTCGCAACTCGCGGACGGGGCAAGAGATATGACCGAAGAAACCCCCAAAATCACCACGATTTCGCCCCCAAAGCTGGCTGAAATCCTCAGAAAATCCGGCTCGCGGGAAGTTTCCGACGAAACCATCGCCGCCGACATCGAAGCCGGTGCGCCGGTGGCGGCCGATGGCACAATTAACATGATCGAATACGCCGCCTGGCTGGTTCGGGAGATGGGCTATGGCGATTGATCCGACCCAACTCAAGCCCTCCGAACTGGTGCGGCTGCTAAATTCGACCAGCCTTGGCACGGTGGCCGAGGGCACCAAGGTTTTCAGGCATCGCCAGCAGGCGGGCTTTCGTATTTCGCCGGATGGCAAGACGGTGAACCTGTTCAAGTATCTGGCGTGGCTGGTGGATGAACGCCACCGCGAGAAAACAGAAACCGAAACGCGCGATTACGAAGCGATGAAGGAAGCCGCCCGCGCTCGCAACGCCGCCTTGTCGCAGGCGGGACGTGATATCGGTGAACTGCCAGCGGTAATCGATTCAAAGCGAATGGAGGATTGCCGTGACAATTTCCGGCTGTTTTGTGAAAGCTACTTTCCGCTGACCTTCAACCTCGAATGGTCTGATGATCACCTTCGCGTAATCGCCAAAATCGAGCAGGCGGTCTTGCATGGCGGATTGTTCGCGATGGCCATGCCGCGCGGGAGTGGTAAATCGACCCTTGCTGAAACAGCCTGTCTCTGGGCGATGGTTTATGGACACCGTGATTTTGTAACGCTCATCGGCAGCGATGAAGGTCACGCCTTGAGTATGCTCGATTCGATCAAGGCCGAACTGGAATCCAACGAACTGTTGTTGGAAGATTTTCCGGCGATCTGTTACCCGATCCATTGTCTCGAGGGAATCGCCAACCGCTGTGGTGGTCAACTTTACCAAGGTAATCGCACGCAAATCAGCTGGACGGCCAACGAGGTGGTTCTGCCGACGATTGAAGGTTCGCCCGCCTCGGGAGCGGTCATTCGCGTGGCGGGAATCACAGGTCGAATTCGCGGCATGAAGTTCAAGCGTCCCGATGGCCAGACGGTTCGGCCTTCGCTTGTTATTCTCGACGACCCGCAGACCGATGAATCGGCCCGGTCGCTTAGCCAGTGCGCCAACCGTGAGCGTATTCTCGCGGGCGCGGTGCTGGGGCTCGCCGGGCCGGGGCAAAAAATCAGCGGCATCATGCCATGCACCGTGATCCGCCCCGGCGATATGGCCGACCGGATTCTCGATACGGAAAAACATCCCGAATGGAACGGCGAGCGAACCAAGATGGTCTATGCCTTTCCTGAAGATGAAAAGCTCTGGGATCGTTACGCCGAAATCCGAGCTGATTCCCTACGTATCCACGGCGATCTGCGGGAGGCCACCGCATTTTACAGAGCCAATCAGGAAGCGATGGACGCCGGAGCGAAGGTGGCCTGGTTGCCGCGATTCAATCATGATGAAGCCAGTGCCATTCAGCACGCGATGAACCTGAAATTGCAGGATGAGACGGCGTTCTGGGCGGAATATCAGAACGAACCCTTGCCGGAGAACATTGGTGAAGACGAACAGCTTACCGTCGATGAGATCGCCCAGAAACTCAACGGCCAGAAGATTGGCGAGATTCCAATCGGCTGTAACCACCTGACGATGTTTATCGATGTTCAGGGCAAATTGCTGTTCTTTGTTGTCGCGGCGTGGGAATCGGATTTTACCGGCTATGTGGTCGATTATGGAGCCTACCCAGACCAGCGGCGGCGATATTTCACGCTTCGTGACGCCCGTCCGACTTTGCTGGACGAGAAAAAAGGAGCGGGTCTGGAAGGTTCGATCTACGCCGGACTCGAAACGCTGACCGGCGAGTATCTTTCCAAGGAATGGAAGCGTGACGACGGCGCGATCATGAAAATCGAACGCTGTCTGATCGACGCCAACTGGGGAACATCAACCGACGTGGTCTATCAGTTCTGTCGCCAGTCAAACCATGCCGCGGTTTTGTATCCAAGTCACGGTCGCTATGTCGGGGCATCCAGCACGCCTTTTGCCGAATACAAGAAGAAGCATGGTGACCGGGTTGGTCATAACTGGCGGATTCCAAATGTCCACGGCAAGCGGGCGATTCGCCATGTCTTGTATGACACCAACTACTGGAAATCATTCATCCACGCTCGATTAGCGGCGGTGATGGGTGACCGGGGTTGCCTATCTCTGCATGGCCGCGATCCGGCACGTCATCAACTTTTCGCCGAACATCTCACCGCAGAATATCGCGTCAAGACCTCAGGCCGAGGTCGAACTGTTGACGAATGGAAGCTCCGCCCGGAAGCCCACGACAACCACTGGTTCGATGGAATTGTAGGTTGCGCGGTCGCCGCCAGCATTCAGGGGGCGATTCTGCCCGGCACGCAGGAAATCTCCAAGCCCGTCGCCAAGCGTTTGAAGCTCTCCGATATCAAGCGTAATTCCCGCCGTTGAACCATCCCCTGTGGTTTTTCCAAAAAAGTTGTCCGCTCTCCGACAGTTGGCCTACGCGCCGGGTAAGAAATGAATGGGCCAGTAAAACAGGCTCGTTTTTAAGGACAACGAACATGGCGGATGAACTTCAGCAATCCATAGAACAAAACGCCACAGAACCCAAGCGGGTTCGGGGCGATAGCGGCGAGGTCGAGCAGCATTCGCTCAAAGACCAAATCGAGGCGGATCGCTATCTGGCATCCAAGAAGGCTACGGCCAAAGGCATGGGCGGAATTCGGATTTCCAAGATGAAAGCGTCAGGAGCGTAAAGAGCGTGGCGGGACTTTTGAACAATATTACCGGCTTGTTCCGGCGAAATAGCTCGCAGAGCCAATCGGCCCATGGCGGTTTCTGGCGAGGGTGCCAGCGGTACGGGCTGAATTTCGGGCGGGGACGATTCGACGCCGCGCAGACCACCCATGACAATCAAAAGCACTGGGCGGCCGCCGATGGATTCTCCGCCGACCTTGCCGCCTCGCCGGAAGTACGCCGCCAACTTCGTGAGCGCAGCCGCTATGAAGTGGCCAACAATTCCTACGCTCGCGGGATCGTTCTGACGATTGCCAACGACACCATCGGCACCGGCCCGCGATTGCAACTGCTCAGCGACGATATCGAATTGAACCGTCAAGTGGAACGCGATTTTGCCGCATGGTCAAACGTCGTCGGTCTGCCGGAAAAACTCCGCACGATGCGCATGGCACGCTGTCAGGATGGCGAATCCTTTGCGTTATTGATGGCCAACCCCAAAATCAACCACGCGATCCAGATGGATGTGCAACTGATTGAAGCGGATCAGGTGGCGGGCGAACTGACCTTTACACCCAGAGACAACGACATCGACGGCGTCAAGCTCGACGAACACGGCAATCCTGTCAGCTATCGCGTTTTGAAAAAGCATCCCGGCGGGCAATCGTTCAGCGTCAGTGAAGACGCGAACATTATCCCCGCCAACGCGATGATTCACTGCTTCCGCTCGGATCGCCCGCAGTTGCATCGCGGAATTCCGGAGATCACTCCGGCCTTGCCGCTATTCGCACAACTGCGACGGTTCACGCTCGCGGTTATCACCGCCGCTGAATCCGCCGCCAATTTCGCGGGCATTCTCTACACCGACGCGCCCGCATCCGGCGAGGCCGACGCTGTCGAACCGATGGACTTGATCGAGCTTGAGCGAAACATGCTGCTCACCATGCCGGGTGGCTGGAAGATGAGCCAGCTTCAACCCGAGCAACCCGCGACGACCTACGCCGAATTCAAGCACGAGATTCTCAACGAAATCGCCCGCTGCCTGAACATGCCGTACAACATCGCGGCTGGTAATTCCTCCGGCTACAACTACTCGTCCGGGCGGCTTGACCATCAGACCTATTTTAAGGCGATCAGGGTGGATCAGGATTTTATCGCCCGCACCGTTCTCGACCGGATTCTGCACGTCTGGCTAACGGAATATCTGCTGGCGTCAAACAAACCTGTCAGCCGAAACCTGCCGCCGCATCAGTGGTTCTGGGACGGGATGGAGCATGTTGATCCCTACAAGGAAGCCAACGCCCAGAAACTCCGCCTTGCAAGCAATACCACCACACTCGCCTACGAATACGCCCGTCAAGGCCGTGACTGGGAAGAAGAACTCCGCCAGATCGCTCGCGAAAAGAACCTGATGCGTGAGCTTGGCCTTGGCAGCGACGACCTCAACAAAAACAACCCTTCAGCTATGGAGAACAAAGCAAATGAATAGACAAACCGAATTCTTGATGATCGAGGCTGCCGCAGATGGCACTGAAAAGTCAGCCAACCCCAAGGTAATGGGTATTGCCTATTCCGGTGGCAAGATGAATCTGCCCGGCTGGAAGCATCCGGTTGTGGTCGATCTTTCGGGATTGGCGATTCCCGCCAACGTGCCATTACTGACCAACCACGAAAACCGAACCGCCGCTCGCGTAGGTCAGGTCGCGGCCAAGATTGAAGACGGCGCGCTGATGATCGAAGGTGAGATCACTTCCGCCAGCGGAACGGCCAGTGGGATTGTCGAGCAGGCCAAGGCCGGTGCGGATTGGCAGCTTTCCATTGGCGCGGAAGTTACCGACAGCGAATTCGTCAAGGCCGGTTCCCGCCAAATCAACAGCCAAACGCACGAAGCACCGTTCTATCACGTCAAAACCGCCACGCTTCGTGAAGTGTCCATTGTCGCCGTTGGCGCGGATGCCAGTACCAAAATGCAAGTGGCGGCCATGTTCAATCTGACAGGTGAGCTTACCGCTGAAGCTCAATCTACAAATTCAAAGGAAACCACTATGGACAACGAAAACAAGAACGATAAAACCTCCAACCCTGAAACCAAACCCGTCGAGACCGTGACCGCCGAAGCGGACATCACCGCCAAGGCCATTGCCGACGAACGCAAGCGGGTCGAAGCGATCACCCAGATTTGCATGGGTGAGCATGACGCGATTCAGGTCAAGGCCATCTCTGAAGGATGGACGACCGAACGCGCCAGCGCCGCCGTCCTGCAGGCAATCCGCGACGCGCGCCCGATGGCCGATGTGAACATCGCCGTCAAGCCACAAGCGGATAGCCGCAGCAAACGCGACACGCTGGAAGCGGCTCTCTGCATGCGGGTCGGTTTGTCCGGTGATGAACTACTGGCCTGCTACGGTGAACAGGTGGTCGACTCCGCCGACAAGATTCGCGGCAAGAGCCTGCCCGACGTTCTGGCGGAATGCGTTCGCCTTGAAGGGATGGCCGTTCCTGACGGCGATACCGGGTTGATTCAAGCGGCGTTCAGCACGGTATCCCTGCCGGGTATTCTCTCCAACGTCGCCAACAAGCGGATGCTCAAGGCTTTTGAATCCCAGCCGTTAATCGCTCCGAAGCTCTGCAGCGTGGGCGACCTGAACGACTTCAAAGAAAACCAGCGATTCCGCCTGACCGACGTGGGTGATCTGGAGCCGGTGGCCGCCGATGGCGAGATCAAGGACGGCTCCGTCCGTGAAGACAAGGCCACCAACCAACTCGACACCTACGGCAAGAAGTTTGTACTGACCCGCAAGATGATCATCAACGACGATCTGGGCGCGTTTATGAAGTTCCCGACCTCGATGGGTAATCGCGCGGCCCGTCTGATCGACCAGCTTTTCTTCCAGCGGCTGCTTTCCAACCCGACCCAAGGTGACGGCAAAAAGCTGTTCCACACCGGCCACAAGAACCTTTTGACCGGAGCGGACAGCGAGTTGAATCACGAATCATTGTCCCTGGCGATCTCGATGTATCTGGATCAGACCGACGCCGACGGTCAGCCGATCAGTGTCGAGCCGAAATTCCTGCTCGTTCCGACCGGCCTCAAGCACGACGCGATTCGCCTAACTCGTGGCAGCCAGTTGATCGTCTCCGGTGGCGACGCCACCAGCGGCGCGAGTCCCACGCTGATGCCCGCGCTGAACGCTCTGGCCGACGAGAACCTGACCGTGATTTCCAGCCCGTACCTTACCAACGCCAACTACACCGGCAACTCCGAGAGCGGCTGGTACTTGTTCGGCGATCCCAATCAGGTGGACACCTTCGAGATCGGCTACCTCAAGGGCAAACGTACCCCGACCATCGAGAAAGGCAACACCGACTTCAACACACTGGGCATGTGGTTCAGAGTCTATTTCGACCTTGGCATCCGCGAACAAGACTGGCGCGGCCTGCTGAAGTCTGACGGCGAGTAATCACTTGCATAACAGGAATTTCAAGAACCTTCAGATTACGGAGATAAAACCATGACAGCGATTTTCAAACAACGAGGCGACGCGATCAACTATGTTCCGACCAGCGATGTATCCGCCGGTGATGTGGTCGTTCAGGAAGACCTGATCGGCATCGCCAAACTCGACATCAAAGCCAACACCCTCGGAGCCTTGGCCCTTACCGGCGTGTTCGCTATGCCCAAAGCCACCGGCAGCGGTGAGGCCATCGCCGTTGGCGCGAAGGTGTACTGGGACGCGGTCAATCTACTGGCGACTACTGACGATGCGTCGGGGGTGAACAAATTCCTCGGCAAATCCATTCTCGCCGCCGGTGATGACGACCAGACCGTTCAGGTAAGGCTCTCACAATGAGTGTGATGAGCAAAGGAGCCGATTGGCTGGAGCGTCAGCGACACGCGCACATGACCGTTGAGGTCGAATACCAGCGTGGCGAAAACGCGCTGACGCTCCAAGCCACCATCGGCAGAACGATCTTTGAGACCACCGACGATTACGGACGGATCACGAAGATCGAATCGCGGGACTTTTTGATTCGAGCGTGTGATCTGGTCATTGGCGGCCAGATCGCCACACCCACGGCTGGCGACAAGATCATCGAAGGCGGTTTTGTCTATGAGGTGATGAGTCCCGCCGGTCAGCCGGATTGGCGGTACTCGGACAACAACCGCCAAACGCTGCGGATTCATACGAAGCAAACTGGAAATGAAAATGACTGAACATTGCGAAAACGAAAAACACTGCCAACAGCAGTTCGAAATTCTCTTCGAGAAACTCGACCGGATCGATGTAGCCATTCGCGGTAACGGCAAGCCCGGCATCATCGTGCGTCTGGATCGGTTGGAACAGTCCGCCAAATCGCAGGCGAAACTCATCTGGCTGTTGGTCGGAGCGGTCGCGGCGGGACTGACCACCGCGATTGCCACAATTTTAGTGAACTGAGGTTAAACGATGTCAATGATCACCCAAATCGCTAACGCTGTGAAAACGGAACTGAATGACACAGGTTTTTCAATTCCGTTCACAGCGGAAATGTCGCTCCTGCCGGTCTTTGAACTCAAGGATATGCGGGAGTTGAAGGTCACGGTTGTTCCCAAGGCCCAGAGCTTTACTCGCCTGGCCCGAGGTGAAAGCGGTCGTGAAGTCCAGATCGACATCGGCGTCCAGAAGAAGTTCTCCGGCGAAAGCGAAGCGGAAGAGCTACTCGGCCTTGTTGAAGAGATCGCCACGCATTTCGATGGCAAACGTCTGGCGGAATATGGAAACGCGATCTGCGTCAAGGTTCAAAACGAGCCGGTCTACGCCCCGGAACATATCGAGCAGTACCGTCAGTTCACCAGTGTGCTGACATTAACTTTCAAGGTTTTTTTGAGAAAGAAATTATGAGCTATCGAAAACGGCCAATTGAATCGACAGACTTGCTGCAGGACAACAGCGGCGCGCTGGTTGTTCGCGGCGGGATGGAGGGTAAAGGCAAGCCTGATTTGCTCTGCTGGGACACCGGAAGCGACGCTTACGCCGATCCGCAAACCGGAAACGTAAGCCACGACAGCGGCGTGGTGTTCATTCGTGTGGCGGCAGGCGGCGCGTTGGTTTCAATTGACGATGAAACCGGCAGTGAAAAACCGTTCATCATTCCGCCGAACTATTGGCGCGAGATCGTTATCCCCGGTGGCATTCCCGCAGGCAGTCGTATTGCAGCCAAGAACCTCACCAGCGGTGTCAATTTCCGTGAACTGACGGTGGAGGTGCGATGATGGCTGTCTGGAAACAGGAACCGATCATCTGCGAACCGCCCATGGAACAATGGAGTTTCTTCTACTTCCCATATATGGGGAACCTTCAACGGGTTGACGCAATGAATATGCCGAATCTATCTGAGCTGTATCTTGACAGCCAGGCAAGTTTGACCGAATTCCCGTGGCAGGATGTTCCCAACCTTCAATACCTCAACCTTTATTATTGCGGATTCGTTGAACTGCCGCTCTGGAAAATCCCCGCTCTTGAATACTGCTATTGCTACGACAACTACAGCTTGTTGTCGGTCGATGCCCATGGCCAGACCAACCTGACATCGCTGAATGTCTCATACTCGACAGCGGTGACGGCGGTGAACGTTACAGGTTGCACGGGATTGAATACTATCAATTTGAGTAGTCTGTCTTCACTGGCGAATTTGGATATTTCCACATGTTCGGCTTTGGCCAGTCTTAATCTGAATAGCTGCGATGGCATTACCACGCTGGCAACCGCCAGTTGCCCCAGCCTTAACCGACTGTCTCTCTATTACTGCGATGGCTTTACTGCGCTGGACATCAGTAATCATGTTCCGCTGGAAAACCTTTATCTCTATCGATGCGAATCATTGGGTGATGTGAATCTCATTGGCTGTGACAGTCTCGACTATATCTACATTCGATATTGCCCGCTCGATCAGGCCGCCGTGGATCAAATCTTATCCGATGTGGTTGGCAATGGCCTAAATGATGGCTATTTGCGGATTGACGGCACAGGTACGGCCGCTCCATCCGATCCGGATGGCCTGGCATTGAAGGCGACTCTTATTTCTCGCGGCTGGACGGTCTACACCAACTAAAGGAACAAAACCCATGAAAGAAATACAAGCGACAACAGTTCAGGTCAAACTCTCCGACGGTAATGAAGATCAATATGTCCTTGTTCACGACGGCGAGCGGATTATCGAGTTGTTGGAACCAAACACCGGCAAACTTGGCGTCCATCCCGACAAGACCATGTTGGCGGGAACCAAGGCGGAAATCGAAGAGGAAATCAAACGGCTGGGGCTCAAAGACAAACTCACACGCGAAGAGAAGCTCGACCGCCGTCGCGCGGAACTGCAAGCCAAACATGAAATCAGACAGGGCCAGCAAGATGTTATTGATGAAAAGTAAATCCACCTTCGATCATCGCAAGGTTGAGCGGGCGACGCGAGATAAATCCATCCGTTCGCTTGGTCACGCTGGCGCGACGATTCGATTGACGGCGAGGCGAAGTATCCGAAGGTCGAAGAATGCGTCACGACCCGGTCAGCCGCCGCATACGCGATTCGGGCAACTCAAACGCTCGCTGCGATACAGCGTCGAGAAGGTCCGTCAGCGGGTATTGATCGGTCCGACATACAGCCTCGTCGGTCGCAGTGCAACGGCCCATGAGTTCGGCGGGCGGTACAAGAGCCAGCAGTATCCCAAGCGGCCACTGATGGGTCCGGCACTGATGAAGATCAAGGACCGGCTGCCTCGCATGTGGGCGGGCTCGATCAAGTAGACAGTAACTTTACGGAGATAGAACCATGGCGATCAGACTTGGAATGGAAGCGAAGATTTATCACGGCGCGGCGGGTTCGACCGCGACCAGTGAACTGACCAACGTCAAGGACGTAACGCTCAACCTGGAGACCGGCGAGGCGGATGTGACCACGCGCGGCAACCAGGGCTGGCGGGCGACGGTCGGCACGCTCAAGGAGGGTAGTGTCGAGTTCGAGATGGTCTGGGACTCGGACGACAGCGGTTTTACCGCCATCAAGAACGCCTACTTCAACAACACGCCCATCGCGCTGGCGATCCTCGATCACGAAAACGGCGAAGGCTTGGACGCGGATTTCAGCATCACCAACTTCAGCCGTAACGAGCCGCTCGAGGAGGCGATCACTGTCAGCGTCACCGCCAAACCGACCTATTCGACCCGCGCTCCGGCATGGGTGGAAGGAAGCTGAGCCTGATTCTGAGACATTCATGAGAGGTCCAACATAATGAAAACATTCAAAGACAACGCAGGCAGATCGTGGACGGTCGCGGTGAATGTCGCGGCGATCAAGCGAGTCAAAGGCCTGCTGGATGTAAACCTGATGGAGGCCGTCGAAGGCGATCTGCTCGAGAAGCTCTCGACCGATCCGGTTCTGCTTTGCGATGTGGTTTACGCGATCTGCAAACCCGAGGCGGATGCTCAGGGCGTAACGGATGAGCAATTCGGACAAGCTATGGCGGGTGACGCGATTGAATCCGCAACATCGGCGTTACTGGAGGAGCTTGTCGATTTTTTCCCTTTGGCCAAAAGGCAGGTTCTTCACAAGGCGCTGGAGAAGCTGCGGGCGGTGGAAGCGCGGGCGGCCGAGTACGCTACGGCGAAACTGGACGATCCGGCGCTGGACAAGCAGATCAACGACGCGCTCAGCGATATTACCGATTCTGCTTTGAACTTGCCGCCATCGCCGGAGTCGAGCCGGACAACCTGACGCTGCGGGAACTGCTGTGGATGGCTGAGGCGAAAAGCAAGGATAACTGGCAGCACACATCCGCCGCCATGACCTTGCTGGCGAATATTCACCGCGATCCGAAGAAGCGAAAAGCCTTCGCGCCGAGTGATTTTAATCCGCACCAGCAAAAACCCAAAGGCGTGATCAAAGGCCGGGATATTCGGATTCTCAAAGACGTGTTCTGTAAAGACGAAAAACCAAACTTATAGAAAGGTAAAACCATGAACGCTGAAACTATCATTAACGCACTCGGACAATTCTTCAGTTCCGGATTCGGCTTTGCCGTCACTTGGGCGGCGGTGGTCGGATTTTTCATCTTCCTGACCAGTAAGCTGAATCCATTTCAGGAGGCGTGGAAAAAGTACGAGGGCAGCATCATCACCGGCATCAAGCTGGCGGAAAAGCAAGTGCCAGACGATACGCCCAACGCCGGACTAGCCAAACTCGACGCCGCATTGAAGTTCGTACTGGACGCCTACGCCGAGGCGAACAAGGGCAAACAGCCTTCCGACAAACTCGTCGAGGAAATCAAACAAGGCATCCAGATCAAACATTCCGATCTCGACCGCTTTGGAGGCTTGAGCAAGTGAAAACCTTCCTTGCGATACTTGCGGACTTTCTTGGCCGGGTGCTGGCGAAACTCATCCCGGCACTCGGCCGGGAAATCCACAAGAACAATACCGTCAAGCAGACTGGAGCCGACCATGAAACACTTGATTCGCTGGATACTGACATTTGGGCTGTTGCTAACGATGACCGGGTGCAGCGGCATGTTCAAACCCAGAATCGAACCGCACCCGGACGCGCCGATATTGATCACTGACACCTTCGGCGGATTCGTCGAGGGGGCGGTTTACGACAAGGATCGCAATGCCATGATCCCGGCAGGTTGGTTCTGGATCGGCCGTTACGACGGCTGGACGCTGCACAAGTTCGATTGGAACAGCCGCATCGAAACGGAAAACGAGAACAAGAAAATCAGCGAGGAAGAATAATCCGCCATGACCGCCGCATCTGACATCAAAGCCGGGGCCGCCTATGTGGAGTTGTACGTCAACAACTCCGCCTTGGCGCGTGGCCTGAAATCCGCCCAGCGACAGCTGCGCGGATTCTCGGCTTCGGTCACGAATATCGGCAAACGGATGATGGCCCTGTCTGGCGTCATGGCGACACCGTTCGTGGCGGGCGTGAAGGTTTTCGCCGACTTCGAGCAGCAGATGGCGAACGTTTCGACCATGCTCGATGAACCGGCCAAACACATGGATCGCTTCAAGACGAGCATCCGCCAGATGTCAGTTGAGTTTGGCGAATCGACGGCGACACTGGCGGCCGGGTTGTACGACATTCTTTCGGCATCCGTCCCGGCTGAAAAGGCACTCGACGTGCTGGCGGTTTCCGCCAAGGCCGCCAAGGCGGGACTGACCGACACCGGGACTGCCGCTGACGCGATTACGACCATGCTCAACGCCTATGGCCTCTCGGCGGACAAGGCGGGTGACGTGTCAGATCTGCTGTTCAGCATCGTCAAACGTGGCAAGACGACCTTCGCCGAATTGGCACCGAGTATCGGCATGGTGGCCACGACCGCTGCGACCGCCGGTGTATCGACCGAAGAACTTGGCGCTGCCCTGGCGACGATGACCCGCAACGGCGTCAAAACCGACAACGCCATCACCGCCGTCAGCGCGATCATCTCATCCTTTCTCAAACCCACCGATGAGGCCGCCGAGTATGCCCGCAGTCTCGGTTTTGAGATGTCCTCAGCGACCCTGCAGGCCGAGGGCTTGCAGGGTGTGTTTGAAAAAGTCAGTCAGCTTCCGGCCGACGCGATCAGTAAACTGTTCCCCAACGTCCGGGCGTTGCGCGGCGTTCTGCCCGCCCTGAAAAACATGGAAGGTTTCGCTGGCGATCTTGCCGCGATGGCCAGCCGAGCTGGTGCGACCGAAACCGCCTACGCCAAAATGAGCAAAACATTGGCGACAAGTTTCGCCCGACTCAAACAGGCTGGACTTTCCGTATTGAGCGTCATCGGCGAAGCACTGGCGGATAAGGTTTCCAAAGCTGCCAAGACCGTAATGAGTTTCGCGAGTTGGCTGCAGAAACTTATCCAGAAGAACAAATCGCTGGTGGTTTCCATTGCGAAAACAGTCGTGATCGTCGGTGGAATCGGCGCGGCGTTAATCACAGTTGGAATGGCCGCGAAAATCATGGGAATCGCCTTTGGTGGCCTATCCGCAATTATCACAGTCTTCACCACAGCGGTCAGTATCGCCGGTGCGGTTCTGTCCGCATTGCTTTCACCAATCGGGCTTGTCGTCGCCGCGGTTGCGGCACTGGGCACGACGGTTCTGGTCGTCAGCGGCGCGGGCAGCAAGGCGCTGGCGTGGCTGGGCGAAAAGTTCCGCTGGCTCAAGGATGTCGCGTCAAAGGCGTTCAAGGGCATCGGCGACGCGCTGGCCGCTGGCGATATCGCCTTGGCTGGTCGAATCCTTTGGCTGTCGCTGAAGCTGGTGTTTCAGAGAGGTATCAACGCTCTTTACAATCTCTGGATGGATTTCAAGAAATCAACGCTGACGGTCTGGGTGAATCTCAAGGCGGGCGTGCAGAAGCTCTGGCAGGAGTTGTGGTTCGCTCTCAAGGAGATCGCCATCAAGACCGGTATCGCCGAGCCGATCCTGAAAACGTTTCACGCATTGGAATATGGCTGGCTGAAAGTAACGCAATTTTTCTCTCGCGTCTGGATCGACCTGTGCAGCGGGATTCTGATGGCGTGGAATCGTGTCAGCAAAGGCATCAAGGCCGCCCAAAGCTGGATCGCTGAAAAGGTCGTGGGTGTGATGGCCTTCTTCGATGACTCGATTGACGAAGACGCCGTCAAACAGGCGGTTCGCGATTCCTACCAGCAGGAAATGGACGCTCTCGACGGTGAGATGAGCAATCTCGAAAACGAGCATACCGCCAAACTCAATCAGTTGCGGAAAGAAAACGCCGCCGAGGACAAGGCTCTCGAAGACAAGCAGGCTTCGCGTCTGACCGAATTGGATCGCCAGAAATCTATCGGCAATCAGGGCAGGCTCGCCGAGATGCGGGCCGCTCAGGCGGAAATCGACAAAGCCGCTGAAGCGGAAAAATCGGCGATGAACGCTCAGGCGGCGTCCGACCTGAAAGATTCGGCCCAAGCCTTGAAAGACGCCCGCGATGAATGGAAGGCTGCCATCGCCAAGGCCGCTCAGAAACGTGGTGAGAGCGAAGCGGCGGATGATAAGCCGGAAACCGACACGTCGGCGAAGATCGAAGCCCTGATGAAGAAAATCCAATCCGCAGGCGGTGGTCTCTCGGCGGCGACAAGCAAGGTCGACGTGCAAGGCTCGTTTAACGCGATGAGTATTCGCGCCCTAGCTTCGGCGGGTGCGACAGACGCTGTGGTCAACAACACCGCCGAGATGGTCAAGCAACAGAAGAAAACCAACCAGAAACTCGACAATCAGCAACCCGCTGGTGTGGTCTTTGGATAATTGAGGGCATAATCGTGGCAAGAGTGGAACAGGCTTTTTTCGATAGAACTCAAGCGGTAAACAAATATGGCAACTACACCACCGCCGATGTGCCGTATTTTGTTTTTGAAGCGGCCGATGAAGACTCGGCCATCGCCGCGGTTTACAACAACTCGCCATCAGCGTTTATGTGGATGCCCCGCGAAAGCGTCACAGTTGAAGAGCGGATTAACGAGGATACCTTCAAGGTAATCGCCCGCTACCAGAAGGCGGACGATCAGGAAGAGGAAATCCCGCCCGCCATCTATACCTTCGATACCGGCGGCGGTACACAACACATCACCCAGTCCATTGAGACGGTCAACCGCTATCCGGCCGACGCGCCGGACTATAAAGGCGCGATCGGCTATGACGGCGAGAATGTCGCGGGCGTGGATATCGCTCAGCCGACCTTGAACCTAACCGAGACGCATTACTTTCCCGAAGGCGTGGTGACAACCGGGTTCATCGCCAATCTCGCCCGCAAGACTGGCATGGTCAACGGCGACTATTTTCGAGGATTCGAACCGGGTGAGGTGTTGTTTCTCGGCGCTTCCGGCAGCAAACGCGATGATGATGAGAATCCACTTTGGGAAATCACCTATCGTTTCGCCGTCAGCCAGAACCGCAGCAACTTTCGTGTGGGCGATATCACCGTTGGAGCCAAGTGGGGCTGGGAGTATTTGTGGGTGCGGTATGGCGACGAAGTGGACGACGCAAAAAAGCAGATCATCAAAAAGCCCGTCGCCGCCTATGTGGAGAAGGTTTACTACCTGACGGACTTTTCCGGCCTCGGCCTTGGGGAGGCGGTCTCATGAGTGATCTGAAGAAGGTAGCCAAAGGTCAAGCATTCTCGCCCAAGGCTGACACCTGGAACGCCTTTATCGACGCCGCGCAATTTGTGCGTCAACGCCAAACCGCGATGACCAGCTCTGTGATACCAACTAATCGTCAGAATACGATTGTCAAAATTCGCAATAAATCAGGTGAAGATCAAAATCAGCTTTCAGTACTGGGTATTGATGATCTGGCAATCAAACCCGACAACGAAGAAACGATCCAACGCTTCCGCACCGAACAGCCCGTCTTTGATTGTAAGAGGATTGCCGACATTGACGAAACCAAGCAGCACGAGATGAAATTTGTCGTATTGGTTGATCCGATCAAAAACAACGAATGCGGACAGGCGATTGTCACCGGCATTACTCCTATCCAGATTCAGTTCTTAGACGACAAACACAGCTATGCATCACCCACTCCGGACGATCCGACGATGCTGTTCAGTTCCAATGACGGCGTGTGTCGCATTCTCTGGAAGCAGGATGGAGTCGGCGTTAAATGGGCATTGATTGACTTTCCGGTGAACGACTTCCCGCGAGTTCGGTTCAAGAACAATACCGGCTCAACACTGTGGGAAGGTGATGCGTGCGAGGTTGAATCAGCAGGTCCTGATCCTTGGACACTCAATGTCGTCAAGCCGACCGGTGACTCGTTACTAAACGTGCTGCCATACAGCGGTCTGGATTTGCTGGCGGGAGAGATAGGAACCGTCCATATCGGTGAGGTAATGCGTTTTGCAGTAGATTCGGCAAGCTCCATATCGCCGGGCGATTTTGTCGGCACACAGTCTGGTTACTTTGAACTTACAAAAAATCGATTCGGCTTTCTGGTATTGGCAACCGAATCCACCGACGACGGCGACTTCGCCTATGTCCGTTACTCCGGCCTGCCGCCGGTAATCAAGGCGGTGGCGGATTCATCAGGTGACACCATCGATGTCAAACATTGCGATTCGGACGGCAATACCGAGGGCGACACCTTTACGCTCGACATCATTCCGGAGGATGAAAGCTAATGGGAATCCTCAAGCAAAACGACACGTTGATCGCCATGCGCGGTGAAGATCATCGGGTGATCGCCTACAAACTCGGCACACCAACCAACGAGGGCGAATTGGCCATCACAGCAAAGACTTCCACGGGCGCGATTGCTATGAAAGTAACCTCGATGACGCAACAGGACGAGACTGGCCTGCCGGTCAAAGGCTGCGATGTTGTGACAGTCGCGGTCAAAGGCGGCGGCACCGCTCTTGGTATGATCATGGTCTTCATTGACGAAGCCAACAGTGTTTACGCGCCCAATGGTCAGGCGGCATGGGATGCCGATGTAGTTTGGTGGAACGATCTGGTTGAAGAATACGGCCCACCGGAGCACGCCGCCGTTCACAAGGTCGATGGGCAGAGTTACGACATCATTCCCGATGGTCGAAGCTGCCCGCCGGAGATTCAATATCGCACCATCGCCCGCAATCCAAGCGGTCAACAGATGATTGACGCCTACAACAACTGCAAAGGCGGAAGCGACAAACCGCACCCGCAGGAAGTGGTGATCTGCGTGGATAATTCCGGCTCGATGACCCGCTCGACCATGACGCCCGGTATCGATGAATTTGAAACATGGCTCGATAACGGCGGAACAAGTACGCCCGACCCGGCCAATCCTCTTGAACCTATTCAGTGGCGTGAAGTCAGCTTCAGCAACGAACGCTGGTTGAACCTGACCTGCGACTGGTACGAAGAATATCGCCAACAACAAGCGGAGGGCGGATTCGATGGTTAATAATAGCGTGCGCATTACTCCGCGAAACAGCCTCTGGTGTGATCTGCACTGGCAGGTCGCGGATAGCAACTTGGTAAGCTGGATCATCATTAATGGCGGCGAGAAGATATTCGGGCCGCTGTTGATGAACACGCTTCAGCGATCTGTCGGGATTTTGTTTACAGTCGATGATGTTCTGGCGATTGAAGTTCACGACCTGCTCATCGAACAAATCGCCGAGCCAATCTATGTCCCGCCCAATACCAGACCAACACTGCGATGGAACCCGGTCGAAAGGGCGGTTCGTTATCGAATCTATCACCAGAGCGGCGAGGCGACAGAAACCAGAATCTATGACGGTCTTGCGAACATTACCGAAACCAAATGCCCCATTGAATTGACTGGGTCGCACGGCGACGGCGAATATGGCGGCGTGTGGCACTTCCTTCGGGTCGAAGCGGTCGATCAATACGGCAACGAGTCCACCCGTCAAACATGGCGGTTTTATGCCCGCGATTTTCCCGCGCCACCCGCGATGCTGACCGTTACCGATGGAGATTTACCCGGAACATTTACATTCGAGATTGGAGTATAAATCATGGCGACACCAACAGCTGATAAACTGAAAACCTATTTCCCCAGCCGATACATCGCCGACGGCAACGTGCTAACGCAGTACACGGTAGATTCCGCCGCCGCCCGGACGATCACCGATGCGGCGTTGACCGAATCCGACGATTACTGGGCGGGCGCAATCGGCTGGTTTGACGGCGATACGCTCACGCCGCAACTACAAGGCTGCTTTTTTCATGTACGTTCGTTCGATGCGACGACCGATACGCTGACGCTTTCCCGCGACCTGCCCGCCGTACCACAGGCGGGCGACACCTTCCGATTGGTCATTGGCGGCAATCGCAGAAGCTCACAGGAAACATTCTCGCTCATGGCGGCGGGATACCAACCGGAACTCCAGCCGGTCGCGATGGCAAATATCACCGGCGTGACCGTCACCAAGGCCAGCGGCCTGCTCGGAGAAGGCGACATCACGCTTCATTACGATGCGACGCTCGATGAGCTGTATCTCAAAAAGGCGGGCGAGGAATACGGCGTTGGCTTGAATGTCTCCGGCGATATTACCGACGGTGTGCTCTTTGCTGAAAATGCCCAGAGTTACCTGCGAGTCAATGTCACAGCCGCGAGTTTGCCCATCAGCAACGCCACGGAAATCGTCACGCTCACGTGTCCCGAGGCGGTCTTCACGCCGGACTTCGAAGGCTACGAAACCGCCGACGGCGCTGGCGGCAAGGCGCGTTATCGACTCGAAGTCCTGCGTAACGAAGACCCGGTCGACACGATGGTCGATCTTTCGGTCTATACCGCCAAGCCCGCAGGCGCGGCCACGACGATCACCTCCAGTCTGACACTGACGCCAAGTGCGGGCGAGTTCACCATTGACAACCCGGCCAACTGGCCGACCAATTCGTTCTGGGTCAAAAACACCACCAGAAACGATTGCCGCTATATCAAATACCGCTCCGGCACGACGCTCTACACCATCGACGTCGGGACAGGACTGCGCGGGTTTACCGCCGTCAACTGGGAGCAAGGCGACAATGTGGAAGTACTGGCCGACGTGGATATCGCTGTCGAAACACCCGATGGTAGCGGCGTATTCAGCAGCCCCGTCGATGAAACGACCCCACCGACCGGTCTGACTTTCGCCGATAAGGCCAGCGTCAACGATTCGATCTATATCGGCGACCTTGCCCCCGGCGAAATGGTCGGCGTCTGGCGGCGCGAGACCATCGTGGATAGTCACCGCGCCCGCAAACAAATCCGAACCGACACCATTGCCCTTTGGAGCTAACTCGTGGCGACCAAACTCCTGCTCCAGTTCGACGAGTCCTTTCACGACGGTAGTGGCAATGAACATGTCCCTATCAAAGAGGGGTATTTCAGTTTTCTGACCGACAGCCCGTTTGGGACGGGGTTATGGGCCAATACCGGCAGGATCAAGCTGGACGACCACAGCGACTGGCAGCTTGGAACCGGGGACTTCACCGTTGATTTCTGGGTGAAGATCAACTCCAGCGGTTCAAGCTATCAATACCCATTCGAACTGGGCACAAGCAGACGCCTGTCCGTCCAGTTCAATTACTACAACCGCTATGCCCGGCTGTATATCAATGGTTCGTATCAGACAACCGCCTATGGCGTCTTTGATAACGACGTGTGGTTCCATGTCGCTGTGATTCGCAGCGGCGGCGTTTGCAGAATGTTCATCTCCGGCACGCAAGTTCTGGAATGGAGCAATGCCGCCAGCATCCTGCCCACAGGCGGACTGGCAGTCTGTAACAGTCTGTCCGGTAGTGAGCCACCATCCGGCGTGGCGGAGTTTCGCCTGTGCGACCACGCCGAAACCGCCTGGTGGAACGGATTCACGCCGCCGACTTCGCAATACAGCGGAACGCCCGCGCCGGTGATTCCGGATGACACCAGCGGCGATTTCCTGCTGCCGTTCGATGACAACTATTACGCCTTCGACCGGGCTGACAATGCGGTCGAGCCTCAATTCAATGGCCATTACGGTTTTGAAAACGGCTCCTCCGGCAAGGCTATCCGGTTCAACTATGGCAATCTGTTTTTTGATAATCACGACGGCCTGAAACTCGGCACGGACGATTTCACGCTCGATTTCCGAATCAAGGTCGACGACTTCTCGACCGGCACGGTGTACCTGTTCAATACGACCGGCAGCAGTTCCAACTATCTGCGAATGCTGCTTTATTCCGATGGCCGCATCCGCACCTACATCGGCGGAAGTTACTTCTACGCCTATGATGCCATCGTCGTCGGTCAATGGCATCATGTCGCGCTCGTGCGAACCGGGGAGCTGCTGATCCTTTACGTCGATGGGGTGATGAAGGCGACTTACTGGACAAACCCAGCGGACATCAACCCCGACGGCAAACTTTATGTTGGCGCATCCGAAAACAGCGAATCCGTTCATCTTGTCGGCCTGCTCGAGGATGTACGGTTCACCAAATCCGCTGCCCGATGGGTAACGGATTTCGACACCTCGCAGGTGACGATCACCTATCCCAGCCTGCCCAAGCCCCCAAGAGATCAACCAGCCGATTTTCTGGTGCACTTCAACGACTCGTTCGCGGATATTTCCGAGACGTTGCCCGTTAAGAGCGGTTGCTTCGATTTTGAAACGGGCGTTTTCGACAGGGCCGCGCGTTTCAAATATGGCAATGTCAAATACGAGAATCTTGATTCGCTCAAACTCGGTGGTAGTGATTTCACGCTGGATTTTCGCGTGAAGGTCGATTCCTACGACAATGGCAATTTCTATCTCGTCGATTCGGCTGGCAGCAGCTCATATTATCTCAAATTCTATTTCTACAGTGACGGCAGAATCCGCATCTACATCGCCGGGAATTACTGGTACACGTCGACCGGAACCATCCAAACCGGCCAGTGGCATCACATCGCCTTGGTGCGGGTCAATCGCGTTTTCCTGATCTATGTCGATGGTGTCGCAACATGGATGACCGCTTACGCACCGAGCAATGTCAACAACGACGGCAACCTCTACCTCGGATCGGCGGAAAACTCCGAAGCCTATCATCTTGACGGCCTGCTCGATGAGTTCCGAATCATCAAGGGCACCGCCGTCTGGATCGAGGATTTCACGCCTCCGACGGTCGAATACCTGCCCGCTCAACCAGCGATTAGCGAACCAGAAGCATCGCCGGATTTCGTCTGTCATTTCGACGGCGGCATCTTCGACGCCTCCGGCAACGATTGTGCCGTCACAGAAACCGGCGAGGTGGAATATGTTACAGGCAAATTCGACGAAGCCGCCAAATATGATGGCACACAATACGCCATCATCGGTCAGCCTTCCGACTGGCAGATAGGCACCAGCGACTGCGCGCTGGATTGCTGGTTAAGACTACCCGCCAATTACACCACAGGCCGATATATCTTCGACCTCGGCGGCCAGCGACTGTCCGCTTACACCTATAGTTCAAACCAATTGCGGCTCTATTTCGCGGGCAGCTATTATTACATTGCGGACATCCCGACCGAGCAATGGTTCCACCTGGCGATCTGCCGTGTCGGGCGCTGCCTGTTTGTCTACATCAATGGTCAATTGAAACTGACCACGACCAACACCGGCAGCATCGCTCCGACCTACGACTTCAGCATCGGTTCGTACTATTCCGGCTCGAGTCAGTTCATTGGCCAGATTGACGAGCTGCGTTTGTTCAAAAGCGACGGCGTATTCGATCACGAATTCACGCCGCCGACATCACCACAAACCGACCCGCCGATCACTGCGCCGCCGACAAACCCGCCTCGCCTGATAGGCCCCAGCGGTGAAGCCTTCGCCAACAACCAGACCTTCCGCTGGACAGCGGTGTTCCAGGCGGATCGATTCGAGTTCGAACTGATCGGCGTCGAGACGATTAGCGATTACCCCAATCGCGTGTTGAACAAAACGTTGTCGCTCGGTTCCTATCAATGGCGGGTTCGGGCGGGCAACGGCTACGGTTACGGCCCGTGGAGCGACGCCGTGCCGCTGATCGTCAATGAGCTTATCCTATCCAACCCGCTCTGCGGCTATACCCACGACTGGCCGGAATACCTTTATGTCCGCGATGGCCTCGATGTGATTACATTGAAATACGCCGCCAGTGGAGTTGGCGACAGCGACGAAGAAGGTTGGCAGAATGCCACAGGTAATTACAAGCTCGCTTACTATGGCCTTTGGCGGCTGAGTACGCTCAACGTCACCATCCAGACCGATTATTCCAACGCTGCGTGGTCGCTGAACACTACCGATCCAACTGACGGCTTTCAGATTGAGTACGACGACTATCAGCCGTGGTTTTTTTACTTCGCCCCGGATATCCAGACGGCGTTCAACCCGCCGGTTGCAAAAGACGGTTTCTGCTACCTTCGGGCGTTTGATTGGGATTTCGAGCAGAGCGAAGATGGCCAGATCATTACCGGCCACACCGCTAACGACGCCACCGGCAACCGCCGCGATTACTGGAAGCTCAAACTTCGCGCCGGGCAGGAATACACCTTCACCTTCGACATGCTCGACGATCTGTACCGGATGTATTTCCGGCTCTATGACCGTGACGGCAAGACCAATCTCGCTAGCACCTATACTTATTATGACGGCACCGGCAGCTTCACTTACACGCCCAATGTGACCGGCGAGTATTTCCTCGTCGCCGATAGCTACAGTTATGGCTACTACGGCCATTATTCAATGCAGTCCGATCCGGCTCCGCTGCGTGGCGTGTTCAGCATATCGCCGTACGGCTTTACCAGCCGAGGATTATTTGCGGTATCGTGTCCCGATCTTTACAAAGCCCTGCGATACCAGATCGAATTCCATCGGCTGGATTGCATGGACATTCGCAGTCAATCCCACACCGTCAACCACGACCGCTTCACCGCCCGCCATGAGACCACCGCTGCCGATAAACGCGATTTCTGCGTCCGTCAGCTGACCGGGGAGATTTTTCCGAACGCACACCCCATCCGGCATCTGCAACACCAGTTGAATCCGGACAACAATAACGCCTACACCCAACCCGGCTGGCGGATCATCGCCCGCAATACCGCGACCGAACAGACCGAAGAACTCGGCTTTATCTCAGCCGACATAGCGGAAAAGAAACTCGAAAACATCTCGTTGGCAGACGGCGTTTATGAGATCGAAGCCAGACCGTCAGACCTGTTCTGGCAGGACTGCCACTGTCGTAAACTACTGACACTCAGGGTCGGCGATGGTGGAACGGAAGTTACCGGCCTGCCGGTTATACAGAATCTAAGACGGGAGATTTCGCAGCTGAACTTCCAGCCGGTTCTGAAGTGGAACATCTCCGCCGAATACGCACCCGCCGACATGAGCTTCGGCATTTGGCTCAGCGACACAACCCCGGTTGACACCACGGGACAGCCCGACATCACCATCAATTACTTCGACGGTCAAAGCGAATACCAAACCACCTACACCCAGGCCGTAGACTGCTACGTCGCCGTCGCCGCCATAACCGATACAGAGGTCGGCCATGTCACCGAAATCCACCTGCCGTGGACGACAATTGGACCAATTTCACCGCCAAACCAGACGGGGAAATAAAGATGTAAGTAATTGCGGAATAATGACTTAATTAGCTTGATGACTTGCGAAAACAATGGCTTAATGGGGTTGTAGAAAACGAACGTAAGCTATTGAATAGAAAGGTATTACAATGACAAACGCAAGTAGAAAACCAGACAAAAAACGCGATGCAAAGCTCCTCGAAATCGCCACGGAAGTGCTTTCCCTAGAAACGCTGGAAACCCGCAAGTGGGATACCCACGACTTCCATGAACACGCCGTCTGGAGCATCAAAGAAGCCCTCGAAAAGGCCTACCAAGCCGGAAAGGATGTCAAATAATGAGTAACGAAACCCCGAAATTTCAATTCACACAAAATACCAACGGATTGCACGTCATTCGTGACATCACCGGGAACCAACTTACCATTGACACTACCCAATTAACCATGGCCGACATCCGCGAACTCCTAAGCGGTTTTAGCTACATCATGCAATCTATCTCCAGCCACACTTGGAACAAAGAACTGGTGGACATCGATTCAGCAAAATGATGTGTTGTTCGTAGTGCTTACTGATTTAAAAACTCATTTAAGCGTTCGGCGATGAGCTTGCGTTGTTCCTTGAGAAAGTCATCATATCTATCAACGCTTCTCAGTTCTTCATTCAGAGGAATACACTGTGCATCAAATGGGGTGGTTCCGGCTTTAGCGATAATGTCAGGTAAATATGTTTCAGGAGACTTATCGCTGATTTTCCGATTCATCCTTCCTGAAATAAAGCACAGGTTGGCAATGTCGTCAGCTTTTCGAGTAATCCCTTCTTTCTTCAAAAGAGCTTTCGGGAAAATATGATGGAACTGGAGTTTGTGTTGCATTCCAGAATGGCTCAATGAGATGATAACCCCGTCTTTCCAGTCCTTGGCATCAGACGCTCTGAACGCCAAAAACATCGTTTTGAATAGCGAACTTCTCTGATTACGACCTTCCAATTCTTCTGGTGTAATGTCAAGACGTCCGACTTGCAATCGCAACCTATCCATAAGGCCATCCACGTTTCCGCCATCCCGCAATGTTGCAATATCTTGGTCAAGAATAGTTTCACTTGAGCCGCGAGAATATCGGCCCTTGGCGTTAGCCAATAAAACCCACTGTTGCAAGCTGGCAACTTCTTCTGGCGGTAGCGAATAATCTTTCTTGTGGCCATAATACGCCAGTGCAATCAGAATAAACGGCGAAGATAGCAATGCAGGACTTTCTATTCCGAGATTGCTTCGCATAAAGTTGATCGCAAACTGCATTCCTTGCTTGGATGTCTCCCAATTGGCCTGCAATGCTTCAACGGTCAGGCTGCCAACCGTATGGAACCGGGATTGATTAGTTGCAAAAGCGATCAAGTTTCTTAAATGCATACTGCCCAAATCGAGGTCAAAACCGTCATCTTTACATTCTTTTTGAAACGCTTGAAATTCATTGAGGGAGTTGTGCCATTTGGCCGTAATTTGAGCCAAAGCAAGGTCAGAACTTCTGAGTTTCGCTCCGAGTGAATTAACCCGGACAAATATCTCTGTCACCTCTTCGTAGGACTGGTTTCGCTCTAAGATATCCATTCGATAAACATATTTTCGAATATTACGAAGCTGTGATAATCGTTGACTGTAGCGTTCGTAATTTGGATCATCAAAATTGGTAACCCCAGCCCGTTTGAGAAACTCGGCATCACTGTCGCTTTTGAATACATCCGTTACTTTAACCCAATGTGGTAATTGGGCGAGTTTTTTAGTTGCCACTACAAAAGTCATGCGGTCAAAACGTTTTTGAAGTTCATCTTCGGTCGAGTCCGCTTCATCCTCAATCCGCTCTTCGCCATTACCTTCCTCTGTGGCGTTTTCATGCACTTCGGTCACAAAAGTAAGTTCGTCGGGATGCTCGAGATTGAACAAAAGTTCAATTGGTTTTTTGCGGCCACGCACTCGTACAAGTTTTCCGCGAATTACCGCAGCCAGCGAGGTTAGTCGTTGCTGACCATCGAGAAGCAATTGGGTACTCTGATATGGATTGCGTTGTTGCTCAATAGCCATGTCCTGCAGCGGAACATTTTCGTCCGTTTCCCAAACCAAAATAGAACCGGAAGGATACTTTCGATAGAGTGAATCGAGAAGGTCACGAACACGGGGAGCTCGCCAGACATATCGGCGTTGCATTTCGGGAAGACGAAGTTCGCCACGTTCTATTTTGCTAACCAGTTCATCTACGGTTGCTTCCGCTTTCGCCATATCAAAATCTCCTGCACCGCCCAGCAGGTGATAAGGGGCTCCACAGCAAAAACTGCCAGACTGGTGGAACGAATCCTAACGCGAGCTGGATATTGATGTTAGTTCATATTTACAGGGGAAATATAGCGAAAATCGTTGACTTTAGCAATGAAAAAGCAAAAAGCATAGGCGAAGCAATCCCAGAACATCTGCGGTTCGGCTACTTCTGTGAAATGTCGCCATAAAGCTCATACCACATCTGTTGTTGGACAGTCCAGTCAGGCTGGAGGGCGATGGTTTGCAGCTCGCCGAGGATGACCGTGTCGCGGCCTGATGTGGTCTGGGGCAGGTTCAGCAGTTTTTCCTGAATGTCCGGGGCGAGCAGCAGCAGGTTCATGATCTGGGTCATGCGGGCACGGGTGACTTGCCCGTAACGGGCGAGGGTGGCCATATCTTCGACGTGGCCGTCTTTGAGCATCTGCTCGAAGTGAATCGCCAGTGCCATCAGTTTGCTGATTCGCTGTGTGCGATATGTCTTGCGTTTGGGTTTTTCACCAAGCTGAATGGTCTTTCTCGGTCGGCGGGTTTTATTATGCGAGGGCAAGCCCGATGGCCGATGGATATTGCGAAAATGAATTTTTCGGCTGACTGTGTAACTCATACGCTGACCTCATCGAGTCCGCTATCAGCGGTTTGGTAATTCAACGTTTTGATGCCGCCGGGAGCGAAGGTGATATTGATGGTCTCGGTCTTGGCGTCGAACTCGACCCGTTCCAGAAGCAGGCTGAGCATTCGCCATTGTTCATGGTTGCTCAACGTATCCCACAGCGGATCAAACTTGCGGCAGGCGGTGCGAATGTCATCGGCGGTAAGCGTGCCGCTTCGCAGGCCGTCCAACCGAGTGGTCACGGTGGTGATATCCCGCTCGGTAATGGCTATCTTCTCCCGTATGCTGGTGATCTGGGTTTCATCAGGATGCGGCATGGTCAACATGGGCTTGAGTTGAGCGTTGTAGCCCGTCAGCTCTTTTTGCAGTAATGCCAGCCGTTTTTTGTGTTCCCGAATTTCATCTTCCACCGACTCGCGTGAATGGGCGACAATTTCATCGATCATATTTTCGTCAAGCCCGATGGTGCGGATTTCGTTGATGACAAATTGTTCGATTTCATGAGCGGGCAATGATGGATGCGGACAATTGGCCCAGCCTCGCGAGATAGCGTTTTGGCAGACATAGTAGCGGTAACTCTTCTTCGCTTTTTTCTTCTTGCTGTAGGAATGGCTCATTCCGCTGTCGCAGGCTTTACATTGCAGGATACCTTTTAAGATGCCGCCGTGTTTGTTGGGCTTGGCGCAGGTTGGCACATTGCGATTGGCGGCGAGTTTGCGTTGGGTCTGCTCGAAGATTTCCTCGCTGATAATAGCTTCGTGTTCACCTTCGTAAAGAACGCCGTCGTATTGCATTTTTCCTGTATAGACAGGATTTTTCAGTAAGGCGTGAACGCGATTCTTGTCGTATGGGTGGCCTTTATGTACGGTTCCTTTCCGGGTAACCCATTCCTTGGTATGCCAACCGAGCCGATTGAGTTCATCGACCACCGGCAACAGGCTGCCACGTTTAAGGTAGAGTTAAAAATAGCTTTGACCTGTGCAGCCTCGGTTTCGTTGACGACGAGCTTACTGCCTGTTTCAGAGATGCTGTAACCAAGCACAGGCCGTCCGCCAGTGTACTTGCCTCGCTTGCGGGCCATGGCGATCTTGTCGCGGGTACGTTCGGAAATCACCTCGCGTTCAAACTGGGCGAAGCTCAGCAGAATATTCAGCGTCAGCCTTCCCATGCTGGTCGTGGTGTTGAACTGCTGCGTGACGGATACGAATGACACACCCTTGGCTTCGAAGCGTTCAAGAATTTTCGCAAAGTCCATCAGCGAGCGGCTCAGGCGGTCAACCTTGTAAACGACCACGCAGTCGATTTTGCCGGTGTCAATGTCGGCCAGCAAGCGACACAAAGCAGGCCGTTCCATATTGCCGCCGGTGAATCCGCCGTCGTCGTAGTGATCGCTCAGGCATTGCCAGCCCTGGCTTTTCTGACTGGCGATGTAGCTTTCCGCTGAATCTCGCTGCGCGTCGAGTGAATTGAAATCCTGCTCCAAACCTTCCTCGGTCGATTTGCGGGTGTAGATGGCGCAGCGGATGGTTGGTGTTTTATCGCTACTCATGATTTACCTTTCTTCTTGGTCAGACCGAAAAACAGTCTGCCGTTCCAGTGATTGCCAGTGACGGCCTTGGCGACGGCGGACAGGCTGTTGTATAAATCGCCGTTCCAGCGGACGCCGTTTTCCACGATTGTCGCCACGATTTTCTGGCCTCTGTACATCCGCTCCAGTTGCGTGCCCGCTACAAGCTCGCTCTGCTTGGTGGTGATGGCGGCGGGCAGCGTTCGCGTGACCGTCTGGGCGTTGTCGGAAATGGGTTTTGCCTTTGGCGCGGTCATCCGGAGCTGGGTCGGGTCGGCCAATTCTTTTGCCCGCTTCAGGGATTCTTCGCTCAAACCGCCATAGAGATTGGCCTGCATCTGCCAGAGGATTCGTTTAATAATGTACTTGGCGTGTCGGCTGGTGGTCAGTTCGCCGCAGACCTTTTCATATTCCAGCCGAAGCTCCCCGATAGAGAGCTGCGCCAAGCGTTGCCGATGGGTTTCTATTGTTGTCGCCATAGTCGTATCTCCTGTGTTTAAAGCGTTTTATCGTTGCACACATGAAGCCTCGACTCGGGCGAAACATCAAGGGAAGTTAACGAATAATCTCCAGATTCTTCGCCATTTTCGAGAGTTTCCGGCACATTGGGGGCAGAATTGACCAATCGGCGGACAGCCTGGGTGAGAATCTGAACGATTTCCGCCCGACGCTGGCTGGGCGAAAGTTTATGAGTTGGCGTCTGACGCAT